GGCTGTACACGCATATAATCTTGCTCCCGTATTACTTGCGGTTCAATTACATAAGCCATGCCTTGTGGTGCTATCGTTGGAGATACATGAACAGGATAAAGCTCTAAGGGGCTGGGCCACACTAATAAGTCTTATCCCAAACACGCAATTTATCAAACTCACCCGATAGCATTTTGCGCTTAACCACTTCGGCTTTAGCATGAGTATCATCCCAAGCCACGCCAGCCTCTTTTAGCCATTCGCCCATCAATGCCGCATCAATAACGCCAACAAGTTTGTTCTCGCCAAACCCATCAATGCCTTGGTCGCGGTATGCTTGCGCTTGGTCTAACATTGGGTTCCAATCATGCTTTCGTATTACATGAATTTTGTCACCATCAGCAACCCATTTTTCTGAAATCTTAGCCATTAAAGTTATCCTAAAAAAAGGGGCGTATTTCAGCCCCTTGGTGTTGTGCTTTAATTAAGCTGAACAGTCAGCAACCAATCCTAATGATTTCTCATTACGAACGACCAAAGTGGCCTCCGTTAAGCATTGTCTCGTGACATTATCCCCATTTTTAGCAAGTTCCTCAGTTTTCATCGGACGTAATGATGCTAATGCCAGCATATCGCTCTGTAAGATGAACACACTTCTGCTTTCCTGATGACGCGACGGAGTGAACGTCACAGAACCCCAGGGCGTCATATAGATCGAAAGTAGCTGTGAAACCTTGCCATTTTGAGCAGTAGCGCGTTCATTATTGTTGCCCACAAATGAAAGTGCCCTCTGCATTTGTCCACTGGTTAGATATACAGTATCGGGAGTGCCCCCTGAGGTCCAAATTTGCTGCATACAAGCATCAAACTTAGTCTGATTAAACACAGTCAAGGCTCCATTTGTCCGAGCAGTTGCACCAGGAACAGTTCCCGTTGGGTTAGCACCACCACCGCCCGTGATGTTGGTCACATTGGTTTTAATGTAAGACGTTAATCCACCCATTACACGCGCAGTGGTTGCATTACCAGAAGCAAACGCGAGATTGGCAAAAATACTAGATTCAATGTCTGTCTTTTGCTCTTTGCCGACTTTGATTATTTCATGCGCCATTTGTTGACCATAACCAATATTGGTTACACTTTGGTCAGTGCCAGAAATTGTGACGGCATTTTTAAATATCTGAGTGAAGTTGTGAATACGAGCAACAGAGGTACGAGCCTCGGCTGTAGTTGCGTCACCTTCGATATTTTTGTTGGTTGAAACTCCAGCGCGTAAAGTATCCGTTTGCCATTGGTGCAAAGTGTTAGTTGCTGACGTTTTTGGAATAGAACTGAGCAAAGGTACTTCACTGGGGTCGACGTTATAAATTACTGAGGAAACGTCTTCTTTTAGGGCATTTGAGTCAAATGTATCAAACGTGTTGGTGGGTTGTGCCATGATAAATCCTTTAAAATCAATAAGTTAGTTATTAAACAATAATGCGGCTGCATCTTGGACGCTGCCTGATTTTTTCAATTTAGACATGAGTTTTGTTTCAACACTTTTAGCAGATTCACCAGTTTTCTTAACGCCAGATTTCATCAACGGACGGGCTTTTTTAAGCTTTGCTTGCACATCACTCTTGCCCTCTAATGACTGACGCCACAGCATACTTTCGTGAAGAACGTGCATGGTTCGCGCATCTACAACTGAATTTATTTCAGCCGCAGTAAAATTACGCTTTTTGCCATGCTCAATAAGATTGTCCTTCAATTTTGTTGCTTTTTTAGCATCTGCAAAATCTGGAACTAATCGTTTCAATTCTTCTTGCTGATATTGCAAATTCGCTTGGTTAGCTTCTGCCTGCGCCTTTTGCACTTCTTGATGGTTTTGCTGTAACTGGTTTTGATCGTCTTGGTACAATCCCATCTTTTCTCGGTACTCAAGTTCAGCATCCATATAACCCAGAGGGTCATTTGTAAATAATTCTCTTGAGGGAAAAACAGGTTTTGCCACTAAGCCGTTCTGACTAAGTTTTTGTGCATACTGATCAATCTGCGCTCGTTGCTGGTTGAGATTATTAAAAGCCTCTTCCATAACTTTGCGCTGTTCAGCATTGTGTCTCATGTTTTTTTGGTTAAATTGATCACCGCCATAACCTTTGGTTAGATCGCTTAGAGTTACATTAACTATTTCCCCGTCTATTTTTACGGGGTAAAGTTTTGTCTCAGCTTGATCGTCTAGTTCTTCGGAATCTATATCACCTTCGTCACTTTCGTATTCATCTTCATCATCATCTGCATCATCTGCATCTTCATCTGAATCTTCAACGTCAGCCTCTTCAACCTCGGTTTCTTCTACTTCATCCACTTCGGTATCGGTAGTTTCTGCCTTGGCTACTTCTGGCTCTTGAGCCATTAACGCCTCAACTGCATTTTCCATGCTCAACTCGGTAGTCGTTTCCACGGTGCTATCCTTTATTTGCTGCGTTTATCTCGAAAATCTTGATTGGTTATTGCCCGTTTCAAGATATTCTCAAATTCATTTAAAGCCCGTAATAAGTTATGGGCTTCTTCTCTTTTTGCTACTTCATCAGCCTTGGAATGTAAGAAAACATTACACTGATTTGTTCGTAGGCTAACAAAAACTTCCAAAAAAGTCTCATTAGTTAACAAATTTTCAGCCTGTGATTTTAAAATCATTGCACATTGCCTAATCTGGGAGCCGCTTGCATGGCTCTAACACGTTCAACATCCACTGCTGTTCCGTACTGACCTAAGATTTTAGCGGCTTCAATAAGTAGCTCCTGGTTCATTTTATCTCGGTTCAGATCATCACCAGTTTGTAATTCACGATATTTAAGTTGTAAATCAGCCAGTTCCTTGCCCTGTGCGCTCTGCATTTCAGCCGCTTTAACTTGCATATTGGCTTGCATCTTAATGTTATCAGCCTGCATCTTGCCCTGCATTTTCATTTGATCGCCTTGCATACGCGCTTGCGCTTTTATCTGCTCAGATTCAATCAATGCCTGTGCCATTGGGTCGCCCTGCTGTTGAGCCATAGCAGCTTCTTGTTGGGCTTGTTGTGCCATTTGAGCCATTAACTGCTGCTCTTTCTCTGGTGTCATTGGCGCGTAATAGCGGTCAGCATTTTTAAGGCCACTTAAAGCCAGCATATCTGATAGCGTGTTTCGCATTTGAGTCATTGAAACTAAGCCATTTTGCGCCCCGTAGGTTTGCCATATCTGCTGCTGAGTTTGGAAAGTTTGCATTAGCGCGGCAGCTTTAACGTCCTCTTTGCCAGTACCTAGACCGACATTGATTTCCATATCCATCGTGCTATCCCACACTGACGGGTCAACAGGTATAAACTCCCCGTTAAGACGCATCATTTGCTCATCTGGGCTGTTTTTGATGGAAACGTGTAGCATGAGTTGGAATAATCGTTTCATGCCTTCTGCGAGGTTTCTAGCCATAACTTCTACATGGCCTGCGCTGGCTTGTGCGGTCAATGCTGCACCCGTCGCTGTTGTGTTCTGCAAGGCGTCTGCGTTAAGGCCCATACTCATCTTAGAGATGCCTGTTTTCTCCTCTACGAGCATATCTAGGTATTGTAGTGCTGGTAGTGTGGAACCAGCTACAAAAGGCACTACAAGGGGGTTTACTGACCCTATTTGCTCACTGCGAATGATTGCGCCGATCTCGTTATTAAGCACATCGTCCATTTCCACCAAATCTTCATTAACTTCTAATCTGGGCGTGTTTACCAAGGCCACGTTATCTAGTATGCCGCGTAATACGCTAGTGGTTGTGTCTTGGTCATTCATTACTAATTCAGCAAGCGATCTTCCATAAAATGCGTGTGGTTCTGGGTCAACGTGGAAATCAGCAAATGGGGCTTTATCCCAAGGCTCTTGCTCTAATATTTCGTAATTAGTGCCGCCACATAAAAACTTGTGTAGTGTTGGTACACCATCACCTTCAATGTCTATTTTTAAATAGGCTTCGGTAACCACAACGACACGCATGGATGGGTCATTTACAGTGTTATTTGAGGTATCAATACTGGTTCCAAAACGTAACAAACTTTCTTCATCACTTAATGATTCATCTTCTTCTCCAGCTAAACCATCAATAATGTCTTGGTCAAATCCCATTGCAACCAAATCGCCTGCATATTTTTCAGATTTATGGCAGACAATGTAGGCATCATCAATCGACTTTGCAGTCCCGTCAATAAAGAATTCTTCTGGGGGGATACCCTCAATGACCATTTCCCCTTCTTCTCGCTTGTGAGAAATTAACATTGAATGAACATTGCGAGACATTTCCATGCCCATTTCGTCCATTTCCATTTCTATCTCTTGCGAGTGTTCAACGATTTCAACCTCATCATCAGACAAGAGCATTTCAACTTCTTCATCAGACAAATTCTCATAAGTGTGCGATTCTGCAATGGTCTCGTTATTCCACCACACCTTCACTATGCCGACTTTCTTAACCAGCGAATCATGTATCGCATTACTTAATACGTTGTAGCCCCCAACTTTGTTAAACACCCAATGAGTGTATGCTGTGGCTTGTTCTGCATTTTGAACGTCCTCTGGGCCTTTGGGTGTAAATTCAACAAACTTATCGTTAGTCAGAAACACACGCATTAAACCAGGCTTTGCACCACGCACAACATCACGCACTTTAGTTGAAACAACTTTAGATCGGCCCTGTTCGTGACTAAGGTCTACAGCACCATCAAAATACTTTTGAGCGCGTTCTCGCTGATCTCGAATGTCACTGTCAACGTAATCAATAGCAGCCTCAATAGCGGCTTTTACTGCGCCTTGGATTTCATCTTCTTTCATTTGTGGCATTACTTATTTTCTCCAGATGATGCTGAATTACCTAGCAGAGCGTTGGTTGTACCTTCAACTGTTTCTGCGCCTACTGTAATGCCAGCCGTATTAGTCAACCACTGTCGCATCCAGCTTGGATTCTTAGCTAGTGGGCTTTGTGCCATTGAACCTTTGGCACTAGCACTCATTGCCTGAGTTACGATTGGCAAGCTACCAGCACCCCTGCTAACAGGTGTGGGGCCAAACATATTGATAACCCCTTTAAGCCCATTTAAAAGACTATTAGCTGAGTTGGAGTAGTTTGCTGCCTTACTACTAATTCTCATTGCAGTAGACGCTAAAGCATCAATTTTAGATCTTTCTTCTTTTGTAAATAGGGTATTAACAAGCGTCTTATTAGACTTTACTGCTTTCCATGACGTAGCAAATGTTTGACCAGCTAAATCACCATTTGTTTTCATCATTTTTTCAGATAGTTTAATGAAAAACTCTTGGCGCAATCCGTTCCATGTTTCTGAGGAAAGTTCCTTTTTTAAAGTAATAAGATTACGAGTCATGCCTGTTTTATTTGGGTTTAAAGCAATACTAAATATAGCGTTAGCTACATCAGTAGGGTCTTTATTTAAGACCATTTCCCCGTCACGGATACTTTTAGATGTTAATTCTTTTAATATGCCGTTATCTTCCCACTTTTTCATAAAGTCTTTGTGTTGACTTATAGCATCAAGCCAAGTGGCTACAGAGTCAGAATCCCCATACAAGAGCAAGTCATTTGATTGGTCTACTAATTGCTGATCTAATTGTCGGTTCATTGCAGCAGCAGCAGCACCTTCTGGGCCTGCTTGATTAGCATGACTGCTAAGAAGTTTTCTAGCTTCAAATATTGACCTTAAAGACTGACCTTCTTGAAGCAATGGTGCTAGTTCTTTATTGAATAAACGATATGCAGTAGGCGCACTAATATCGCTAAAGTTAGCATTAACATTCTGTAATATTGTGCCTGCTATTTGGCTTCCGTTATCTGGGTCAATAAACGCTTCACTTCCTCTTGCAGTATCGTATGCCGCATCCCTTGCAGTGCCTTGTGCAGCCTTTGAAGCAACAAGTTCTGCTTGTGCCTGTGCGCCACCTACCCTTTTATCTATTACTTGCCCTTCTGGGCCTGCCATCTGCTGTTTAATATTTCCTAAATTCTGCTCAATGGCTATATTTTGATCTGCCCTAATCCCTTCCATTTGCGACCTTGCTGAATCGCCATAATTTCCATATAAAATAGAGTCTTCAAGTAGTCCACGGCTTTTGTCATTTGACACATCACCTCTTGTCATTGGAACAGGTGGGTTTAATGCCTGTGCAGTCCTGTACCTTGCAGTTTCAGCAGGAGTAGAGCCAGAGCCAATATCTACGTTCATTTCACGATAAACTGAGTCTAATACATCGTCAGGGTTTAACCCTTCTTCTACTAAAGCGTCAGCAATCTCTTGCTCTGCTGCGCCAGTAGGCATATCGCCCAACTTTGCTCTATTTACTATTTCTTTAACTTTATTAAAAGCTGCTCCTAATAAGTCACCAAATGGCTTGGCTATTATTGTTCCAAGCGCAGTCTTTGGCACTTCCATTACATTGTATTTATCTTTAGCCAAGTATGATGAAAACGCTTCTAGCAAACCGCCCTCAATGCCACCAGTTAATGCTGCGGCAGTATATCCTGTGCCACCTACAAATTTTTGTATAGGTACGGCTAATGAGGCAATGCTGGAAACATTATATGCTGTAGCCAAATCTGCGCCTTGTGGGTTAGGGTAAAACCTTTGATATGTTTGAGGTTGACCCTTCTCATTTCTGCTAGTTGCGGCTGTTACAACTAAGTTACCAAAACTGTCTTGGCTAAATTCAGCATCAGGTATCGCTTGCTGAAATCCTTTTTTAATACGATCATCATCAGAAGATGAGGCAAGAACCCCCATAATTAAAGATTTTCCAGCTTTGCTAGTGGCTAATTTGTTTACGCCTAAATCACTTAGTTTTGGTATTTGTGGTTCTGTATTAGCACCAGTAACCCAATCAGCAGCAGAACCAACAGCACTAACAACAGCATCAACTCCCTTTTCAATGCTTCCGCGATTATCTTGCTTTTCCATTTCCTGATCAAAAGACTGATCTGCGGTTAACCCTCCATTAGAATTATTAGCAAAATATTCATCAAAAATTACTTGTTCACCAGCACTCAAATCAGCCATTTAATTTACCTTATCTTCCAAATACGCTGCATATAGTTTAGCTTGCATATCTTTAGGCATAGTAAGAAATGCCTTTGCATTTTTATCAGATAACTGAGAAGCATAAACTTGTTGAGGCTTTGGTAATTTACTAAAGTCAAACGTAGGCCCAAAAGAATTAAGTAAATTTCTTTCTTCTTGTGAGAATAATGGTCTATCTTGAATTTCTTTAACTGCGTCTTGGTAAATTTTTCTTGTGTCTGGGTTGGCATTTATTTGATATGCCTGTGCTGCTGCTGCTAAATCCATTTTTCTTTGAGTTGCTGCTCTAAGCCCTTTTTGAATCAGTATTCTGGCATCAGAAGTCATGCTCGCACTACCAGCGCGTGACAATAATACTCTAAAGTCATTTTCTGTTTGTGTACCAGAACCAGGAACATACATCCCTTGGGCTACACCATTAGCAACAGCACGATACGCATCTAATGGGCTACTACCAAAGCCTTCGGGAAGCATATTTAACATAGCTGGAGGCAATGAAGAACTATTATCCATTATTGACCCGACTTGGGATAATAAATCAATTTGCTTTAGTGATGCTCTTGAAGATTCATAAGTAGACGCCAGTGAATTAACAGATCGACCAGAACCCAAACCAATTTCTTTAAATTGTTGTTCATCAGCAGTATTAGTAAGTTTATCTCCAATAGGAGCAGCATTATTTGTAATGTCAATGTTAGGCCCACCACTGCCACTATTAATTGGCATAATTTTACCATCACTACTTACCTGACGCGGAATTGATGGGTCTAACCCAAGCCTTACAGCTTCTGTAAATGGAAGCATACTGTAAGTTACAGGAGGTTTTTTGACACCTTGCTCCATATCAAATTTACTTAGAGTTTGATAATCATCTCTAGCTTGTTCAAAAGTTATTGAACCATTTTGTAGTTGATTGCCTATTTCTGCGTATTTTCCACCTTTAGCTATAAGCATGGCAGCCGTTTTATTTCTTTGACCTGTTGCCTGACTTGTGGCTAAATCTTGTGCGGCTTTAGCATCACGCCTTTTTAGTAACGATGCTTTTTGACTTTGAATACCTGCCATAATGCTTGCGGTGTTTGGATTACCACTCATGCTGGCAAAGCCAGAAGCTAGATTAAGAAGGTTTTCTTTATCACCTAAATAAGTGCCTACTTTACTGCCAAAGTTATCCAGTAATCCCATGATTATCTACCTCCAGCGGCAGTTGCACCAAGCGATAAATAATCAAACAAACCTGGCCTGTAGGTGCTTGTTTCATTTGTATTCTGATTATATGGAGCAGCACCTAACGCCTGTAGTGGCATATTTAACGCTTGGTTTGGTTGCGCTACAAAGGCTGCATATCGAGCCTTGGCGGCATCAATAACCGCTTGCTGAACGCCTTGTTGCTGTAGCCCTTGATTCTGCATCTGAGCATCAATCTGTTGACCCATGCCAAAACCTAAGTTAGACAAAGTGCCTAACTGGTTAGCTGCACCCATACGCTGTTGCTGACCTTGCAACTGGGCTTGCTGGTTCTGCATTTGCGCTTGTCGTGCCATTTGCTGTGAGGTGTTATAACCTTGCTGCCTTAACTGACCTGACATGGCTGCTGCACGATCTGCAAAGCCACGATTAGTTTCGGATTCAGCAATGCCATGCCTTGCGCCACCAAAGGCGTTAGCTGCGGTAGCCTGTGCGCCCATGTTGTTCTGAGCAAGAAGCCGTGATCGTTCAATGTCAGCAAGGTTTGTGTTTATCACACCCGTTTCATACGGATTTGAATACTGATTCATTGTTGCAGCAGTTGGAGCCGTAATCGCCATAGGGCTAAATTGAGTACCAGCGTTAGTTGCTTGGTTTGCTCTAGCCAAACCTTGCTGTGATTGCTGGTAAATGTTTTGGTTAGCAAGAGGCAACGCCTGGCCTATTCCTGTACCTGTTTGGGCAATAGTGTTGCCTGTCGATGAGCCTGCCATAATTTAATCCTTTGCTACTTTATTCACATTAAAAAGTATGCTTACTAACATTTGTTTGCGTAAAAATTAATTAATAATATTATTCATCAATATAATCCGTAATCAGTTTGACCAGCCTGTAAACCAACATTGCTGTTTATGTTGTTATTAGATTTATTGTCATTATTGCCAGTAGTGTAACTAGAGTCAGTAGTGCTGCTAGAAACAAGACCGCCAGCAGCAGTAGAAGCAATAATGGCAGACACAAGCTGACCAAGTGGCGTCATTTTAAATCCAGCCTGTACCACTTCATTTCCTTTGCTCAATATTTCCATAGCTAGATTAATGTCTTCTTTTGGCGCACCAGTTGCGGCAACAAGTGCGCTTGAGGTCTGTTGTCCCTCAAGAGTATTAGCAATCTTGCCCACTAAACTGTTGTCTAAAACTTTTGTCATTTCAGTTGCAAAGCCTTTAAGGTATTCAGACGCACCCGTAAAGACGTTTGTTAAATCATTTTCATAGTCTGGTAAAGTAAACTCTCCACCTGGGCCGCGGTTTGTGAGACCCGCAAGGCGAACATCATTACTATCTGAAGAAAATTGATTAAATGCAGCAAGTTGAGCCGCATCATCAGCAGCATTACCCGTTGTTGAACTTGTGCCAAAGCCTAGATTGGCTGAGTTTTGAGCGTCAATAGCCGCCTGTTCTGCTGGCGTTATATAATCCTGACCTTCAATGCTACTAGCTATATTGGCTCTAACTTGTTCTGGGGTCATGCGTCCACTTTTTAATTCTTCTCCGTAGTAAGCTAATGCCTCAGAGTCTTGTAAACCGCGCCCTAACTCTTGCTGGTAAATAGGCATTAACTGGTCAATTTGTGAGCCGTAAAGATCGAACGTGCTAGGTGTTGCTGTAGACATATCAGTATCAGTTAGTATGTCACCGATCATCTGCTGGCCTGATGCTACATCGGCTACTGTTGATAAAAGACCATCATTAACTGTTGAGCCTGTATTAGCCACTGTTGAGCCTGTATCAACCACTGTTGAGCCTGCGCCTGTCACAGAATCTAAAACACCGCTAGAGCCAGAAACTAAGGCTGGAGGAACATATTCTGCGCCACCTAATAAGCCACCGCCAACACCTATCTCAATGGGTGCGCCTAATGATGATTTCCCTAAAGCCTTCGCTTCTGGGCTATCGTATAAAACTCTGCGTAATTCGTTCTGCGTCATACCCTGCTGAACCAAAGGAAGATATGTAGAAACACCTTCTAGCCCAACATTGCGATTAAAGGCTTCGTTGTATAAAGAATTAATGTCTTGAATTTTACGGCCTTCTGGCGTTAACCCTGTTGTTGGGTCAATGAACTGTTGTTCAAGTTGCTGTTTCTGGAACGGACGTTGCTGCTCTAACGTATTTAATGCCTCTGTATACATGGGCATACCCGAATAGCCTCGCATACCGCCTGCAAAGGTCTGAGGTGCTTGTATTCCGTCTGTGGCAAACGTAGGTGAACCACCACCCATTCCAAAGGCATTAGCAGCCATTCCTGTTGAATCAAAAGCAGCCGTTTGCAAGGGATTAAAGGCTGCAACATCAGCACCATAATAGGGCGTGTAACCTATTTGCCCTAGTTCTGTACCCGTCTGATATTGTTTGCGTCCAGCGTCTTGCACCCACTGTGGTATTTCTGTTGCCGAGCCTGCTGATGTAGTGCCGCCTTTTGACATTCTTAAAACCTCTTTTCAAGTAGAACTAGCTGCGATTTCCAGCCAGATTTCTTTAATGCTTTTGACCAACCTTTTCGGCCTGTCATGGTTAAACTTTCACAGCCCTGATCTTTGGCCCACTGTATTACTGAGTCGTGCATGCTTATAATTTCTTCAAGATTTCCACCACCTAAGAAAACGTGTAAAACCTTCTTTTGTGGGTGCTTCGTTATCTCTGTCACAATGCAGGAATTAGCCGCAGGCCATAGCTGTGATTTACCTTCGATTATACCACATTTCACATCTTCAAAAGTGTGCGTACCGCCACCATATTCAAGTGCGCTTTCTATCCAACCTCTGCATCTTTCTAGCTCATTCATGCTTAACCCACGACCCAAGCCGAGGCATTTTTAAACACAGGTATTACGACTGAACCGCCACCTGACACTGCTGCACCAAAACTAGGTGAAGATGCGTCAGTAACATATTCTCTTTGCCCCACTACACCTGTAGGTAATGCTGCCACAGTGTAACCAGGCGATTTTAATTCAACGCCCACAAATGTATTGTTTTTTGAAACTACGGGGTAGCCTGTTGTGTCCCACAATAAAATGCCGTTTTCTGTCGCTGAGTCAGTTGAAGATTTGTGCCGTAATTGTGATCGAACTTGTAATAAGTAATCACTTAATCTCTGTGCATAATTATTCCAACTATTACCCGTTGGTTTTGGTGGCATTTGAATACTCAACGATTACCCCCTGCTTTAACTTCGAGGCGATTAATACCTACGCGCCAATCACCCGGTACAAACGTGTCTATCCGCAATCGAACTTGCCTACCTGTTAATCTTAATGAAACAGGGTTAGTCATTGTAAACGGCCCATAACTGCGCTCAGTATCGTTGGGATAAAATCTAGTCTTTAGTGTGGCTTTTACATCACCTTGATTGCGTTCATCAGGTATTAGCTGAGTGACCGACATTACATTATCGCCTGTGCCTAGTATGATTGGGCCTGTCTCAGCAAAGGGCGTTAGGGCATCATAATTGAACCCTATTTCATGCTCGTATAATTTCTTGTCGGTTGGATTAGCGTAGATTGGATAACGATAAACACCAGCATCAGCCGCAGCCGTTCTAGCAATTTGCCCAATCGTCCAAGTGTTTTCTTGATAGTTAAATGCAATGTAACGATTATTTTCTGTAGATTCAGCAGAAGGATAGAACCATCTAATCTCACTAAACTTGGCATTGGATACAGCAACAATCTTGCTCATTTGAGCCACGTTAATGTCACTGTAAATGTAGTCAGAAACATCAGAAGCCAATTCTTGAACTGTACCGCCAGAATAAACAAAGAATGATTCCCTGCCCATCCACACCGCACCCATATCGACTACAGCAACCCCCTGCGCGCTTACACAGCCGCAGGAAGTGCCTACGCGTTCAACCCCATACACATAGGGTGGGCCTGAGTAAGTCGCTGTGTGCGCGTCTGTAGTGGTCAAAATCAACGCTTGGTTCTGTACACGAACACCACATTGAATCACGCCAGACGTTTGTAATTCGATTGAACCAGCCTCATTGGTTGCTGCCGCAGCCCACAGATTGTTATTTTCACGATCTGACCATTGTATTTTACGAGGGTTGCCGCCTGCACCTAATGCAAATACAAAGCGTTCATCAGTTACCATGATTGCCGTATTGCCAGTTGGCGCGTTACTTAAAACTGCTGCAATCGTGCTTGTGCTTAATTGCCACTCATAGATTTTGCCGTCAGCATTAGAACAAGCGAGTAAGTATTGGCCCCATTGATCGAGTGACCAGGTAGTTGCTGGAACACCTAAAGTAGATTCGGGCCTTGGTTCACCATAAGGGTCATTGCCATACGAGCCACCACCAAATGATGTTGAATCAACCGCAGTTTCAGAACCAGCCGTTAAGTTTGAGGGTGTTATGTTGTATTGAGCCGAATCATCATTATAAACGTACAGGTTTTGAAAAGTGCCTGCTGCAATCCAGCGATTATTAGAATTATCAATCCATATCTTTAATGAGCGCGGAATGTTTGCCGTTGCTGTCGCAGAGCGTATACGCCAGCCTTGAATGGGTTGCATCGTTCCATCATGCCAGCGCACTAAATTAGAATCACGCCAACGCCCTTGGCTTTGCAAGTCAGTGCCATTGCGATAAATGCCTGCTGGAATATCAAGTGGTAATAATGGCATCGTTAATCCTATTTCTTCTTAGCTTTCTTAACTGGCTTTGCTGTCTTTGCGGCCTGTTTAAAATCATTAGCTGTGGGCCTGCCTTTGGCCCCTGCTTTTTTCATTGTTTCGCCAGAGCCAGCTTTAATGCGTTTTTTCTTAGCAGCAATATTTCCATACAGGCTCATGGTGCTGTAGGCCATGTTACTGTGGGGAAATCTGACTGCGTTGGAACATCACGCAAAGCAGCCCTGTATGCTGTCATTTCAGCACTCATGGTCACGTCAGACAAAGCATAGAAGTCTGTAGCTGCGAGTAATCCATCACGGGTAACACGCGCTTCTGCTGCAACTTTAGCTAGTTCACTGGCTGTAAAAGCTGCTTCATGCTCTGCTTTGGTAGTAGTTACACCATCATCTGTCGTGTCTGCAAACGCGTCTACTACTGACCAACCCTCTACCCAATTATTATTAGCATCTTGTACTGGAGCAACAGAGTTAACCCTTTGCAATGCAGTACATGACGGCTGTGGTGCTGCGAGTACAGGGTCAATGTTTAGGTGAGTACATACGTCTGCGTCCCAAACTCTAGGGAATGAAGTGTTTGCGTTAGCTCGGCGGATTTCACCTTGAGTGCTAACTTTTGCTGTTGTTTTGTTGCGGTAATTCATAGTTGATTGTCCTATGCGATTGCGTAAAAGATGTAAGTGCCGCTAGACACGTTGATGTTAGTTGCTGAGACTTGATTAACAATAAATCCTGAGTTAGCAGGGTCTATTGAATCGTCATTAGTTACTTGTGCTGCTGTAGTGTTGAGTGATAAGTGTGGGTCGTTACCTGCGACAATTCCTCTCACTGAATCCCAGTAATACCAGTCTCCTGCTGCATTAGTACGCTTAATTAGAATGAACCTACTTCCTGACGAGAATCCACAGTTAATAGTTTGATAAGAACCATTACCAGTGTAGCTGCCGACTTTACTGACACCAGCTAGTGTGGCGAATAGGTATGCTATGTAGTTGTAACTAGAACTATTAACTAATACATTATCGTTAGTTGTAAAATGTACATCAGTAGGAGCGGTGTAATTCCATATATTAGTTTCAGACGATGCATTAGTTTGATTTAGCCCCAACGTATTAACTGAACCAGATGAAGGAAAACCTGCCGCAGTCTTAGTATCCATCACTACCCAGTTTTCACCAGCTTTATCTCTAACCTTCACAAGTATCAGTTCGGGTACAACACCTAAGCTATGTTTATGATTAGTAGGCTGGTTACCAGACCCAGAATAAGCAACGCAGTCCATATGGCCTTTTGCCCGTTTCCACATCCACGAATAATAACTTGCTGATCGACTATTGCTGTCGTAAAAACCATTACTGAAATCCCATTTAACAGCAGCAGAAGCTGCTATATTAGCAGTGTTATTAGTAAACAGTTCACCCGTACCAAGCATACGAGTACCTGCACCAGTACCAACAGCACTAGACACATTTCTGTAAAGTGCAAAGTCCACAGGGAATCCACTCACCCAAGCAGGTAGAGCACCACTACCAGCAGCATCAACAGCAAACACATCAGTAGCAGCTTTTGGCTTGACCATCATCGGCCCACGTATTGCCATGTAGATGTATGTTGAATTTCCATTTACTTGGCCTTCGTTAGTAATTAACTTAAAACCTGTTGGTGTTACATTTATAAATGAGAACCCAGACTCATTATTGGCTGCGTTTGCCATCAAAAAACTATCGGTGCCGTCAACAGTCATCCCCCTCATCGTATCAAACATAATCCAATTACCAGTACCACTAGAACTTTTAATCATTACAAACTGAGGTTCCCACCCTAAGTCAATTACAGGGCCATTATTAGTATTAGTACCCGTATAACCCCCGCACTTGATCATCTGATCTTCTGCATCTTCTGAGGAGTTGTCAGCGAATAGGTAGGCTACATAAGTAGCGTTATATCCATTAACATCGTAATCATCACCCACAGTAAATGCAGAATCTGTAGGGGCAGTATCGTACCAATAAGTATAGTCTCTAGTTTCCCTTGTTGAGTTTAAGATTAGGTATTTATCTTCTGGAGAGCTAGAGGCTAAGTTCTTATGATATACAATCCAATCTTTCTCTAGGCCAGTAGCTTTGACAATAATCATAGCTGGAACTGAGCCTAAGTTGTGAGCTATAGTCTGAGGAGAGCCATTTGAATTCCCAGAATAGGTTAAACAGGTAAAAAACTTTTCTTTCTTGCGGAATGTCCAAGATGCCATAGTCCCGCCATTATTTCCATATTCACTTCCGACAGTAAAACCATTTGAATTAAAAGAGGTTAAACCACTTACAGTGTTTTGGACATACTCAGCATTACTATTTAACTCTTTAGTTACCCCTCGTTCTGTATCAAAAAGATTATGATTGTTAGAATCATTTCTCATTTTAAGCCAAACAAGCCCACCCTCACCTGCAAGGTCTATGCCGTTAGTAATAGTCTTTGTGCTTCCAGTACCCGTATACAAATGCGTACTAAATACATCTGCCACATCAGTCGGGCCATCACCACTGGGGCTAGTGCCTAATAACTTCTTTTCAATAGTCATAAGTTACCCCATTGCCTGACCAGCAACTATTCCATACCAAATATTGCCACCATCTATAGTTGTAAACGTAAGTATGTCTATACCTGCCTGTGTTAGCGTAGGAGCCGTTGCTGCCGACCAGTCAACAGCAGAGGGGAAATTCAAGGTGGCACTACCGCCATTAGTCAAAATGAGGCTAAACGAGGTTGCTGCCGCAGAGCTAGGGTTAGTAAATGTAAGTGTAGTTGTGCCACTAATTGTCTTGCTAAACACGTTTCCGTTTTCTAAATTGACGGCTGTTGCTGAACCCATAGCCACTTTAGTTTCGGCATAATCTTTTAAAACAGGACGCTGGACGATCTGGTCAGCCATGTTGACCAAGCCAGACATTGTGCCTCCACTTTTAGGTAATGCTGCTGCAACGTCTGTTTGATTGCCAAGCTCTACCCATGCGCCAGCATGAGCATAATATGCTTTGCCTGTAGCGTGAACATGAGCAAACATTCCGTGATATGTACTAGCAGAAGGAAGGTCACTAGTCTGAGCATACATATTGGCAAACAAGACTTTGCCAGTGGTGGTAATGTTGTTAGCTCCCATGTTCAGCGCACCAGACATTGTGCCTCCTGCCTTTGCTAAAGCTGCTGCTGCCGTTGCAGTGGTAGTAGTCAAAGCAGATTCACGAGCCAATGGAAAACCGCCAGCCGTTGAACCATCATGCACAACAAGTGTGTCTTTAGTCGTATCAACAGTGGTTTCTCTTATTGCACCCGTAAACGAGCCATGCTGTGAAGTTGTTCCACCGCGTAACTGTAATAATTTGCTCATTTCTATAAACTCCCAAAGTCTAGTTGTAGGTTCGCACCTGATATGGTTCCCACATTGGTCATATTGTTGTTTTGCCCGTCTAAAGCACCGCCAAGTTGAGGTGATGTATCATCCACAACAGCAGCAATGCCAGCACTAATAGCAGCCCAAGCACTGCCTGCGTAATACTTTAAAACATTCGCGGTTGAGTCATACCAAAGATCACCCGTACTAGGGCCAGCAGGAGCAGAGGACGATATTTTATATTCGTTTGCATAGCGGTTAACGTCTGCAATTGAGCCAGCAACAGTGTTGACGTTGGCTATACTAGAGCCGACAGTATTTACATTTGCTATTGCTGCGCCTACTGTATTTACGTTTGCCACTGCGCCAGCGACAGTATTTACATTGGCGATTGCTGCACCAACTATGGAAATTGAGTTACCAGAACCAGTTGTAATGGCTGCTGTTATTGACCCTAAATCTTCTGTGTAAATTAAATCGCCAGCTACAATATCAATGTTTGTTTGCTGTGATGCCGTAGGAGACATAATTAACCAGGCTGAACCTGACCAAACTTTCATGTTGTTTGATGTGGCGTTGAAATACATTGCTCCAACTACTAAAGCATTGCCGTCATTATCGGTTGATGGGTCAGAGGCTTTCGCTCCCAAATAACGATCATCAAATGAATCAAAAGAGGCAGCAGCAGATGTGGCAGAGTTAGCCGATGATGTGGCAGACGTTGCCGCATTACCAGCAGACGTATTTGCAGCAGCCGCACTTGTTGCCGCAGCAGCAGTAGAGCCAAACAGGGTGTCTGTGTAGCCCTTTGTTGATGCGTCTTGTGCTTGAGTGGGGTTAGATACACCCGTTATTTTGTTAGAACCCATTGCGATAGCACCAGACATTGTGCCGCCACTTAGGTTTAGCTTGTTACCACCGCTGCCGCCTGCATCAACGTAAGCCTTATTAACTGCATCTGTGCCTGCTGATGGTGTACCAAGACCCGTGATCTTGTTTGTACCCATTGCCAGCGCACCCGTCATTGTGCCGCCTGCCTTGGGTAGTTTTGTTGCAATGCTGTTCGTTACAGTTGTTGAGAATGACGCATCATCACCCATTGCTGCGGCTAGCTCGTTAAGCGTGTCTAGTGCTGCTGGCGCATTATCAATGACGTTGGCGATTGATGTATCAACGTAAGCCTTAGTCGCTGCATCTGAGTTTTGGACGGGGTTAGATAGGCCAGTTATTGTGGCTGATGTGCCAGCGTCCATATCAAGCGAACCGCTAATGTTCACATGGTTAAACGCACTTGTGCCTGTTTGGGCTGTAACATTGCCTGTGACATTTCCTGTCACATTTCCTGTATGTACACCTGCCGTATTGCCTGTCACATTGCCCGTTACTGCGCCAGCTATCGGGCCGACAAAGTTTGTAGCGGTGACTGTAGTGCCGACCACTGTAGAAGCCGCAGAAGCACCAATTTGCGCCCCATCTACTGTACCGCCATTAATATCAACAGTAGCAGCCACCAGGCCAGTAAACGTACCGCCAGCAGGAGTAGCCGCACCAATAGCCACGTTATCAATACTGCCTGAGTTTATATCAATGCCAGTAACGGGAGTGCTGCCACCTAGCAGGTTATCTGTTTTTAACCAGTTTGCATTGAGTTTCGAGCCCCACGTATCGTCACTTGCGCCCACTTCTGGGCTTACATAGCCATATACGGGTGTAGTTGAATCTGCCATTTTATAAGTCCTTAATAGCTATTAACTTTAATCGCAAGGCCAGAGCCACCCGATATTGCTTTAGTGCTGTCTTTGTTGAGATTATTAACAGCCGCGTTATACAAAGCAGCCCAAACAGTTGTTCGTGCATCGTCCTTTAAGTAAGGCGCTGTGTGAATGAGTGTGCCGTAGAGATAAACATCGGGAGCATAGGTCAACAGCCAGTTTGTGGTGTTGGACGCACTTAGGCCTGGTGTTCTGCCAGTGTATAAAATATCAGCAACATAAGGCCCATCGGGGCTAGGCTGCACTTCCAAACTATTGCCATTGATTGCGTAATTGGCTGGTATGCCTGTCGCATTATTGTTTGTGGCGCGTAGTATGCCAAGGGCCGCAGAAGATGTTAATTTAACTTCACTTGTGCCATTAGCCTGCAAGCTAATACGACCAGCTTCTAACCAATCCGTAGGCAGTGTGGTGTACTGGCTTGAGATAGTAAGAGTTGAACGAATCTGCATACGCCAATGTCTTACATCACGATTTAGATTACTTTCAGCAAGATCAATAAATGTGTCGATTGATGATGTTAAATCATCACGATTTAGAAAGTCTGCGATTGAGGTTTTAAGTTCTGCGTATGTTGATATTGCCATTACTTAGCCATTCTTTTTTTAACGGCTGCTGACAGGTCTTTCTTGTGGAACAGGTCTTTGCTAGTGCTAGTGTGCCTAGCCCCTGTCATTGGCATGCCATTGGTCTTGTGAGTAGCACCCGTATACTGAATGCCATTTTTTAGGTAATGCTTAACGCCTTTAGCCATTTCAATAACCCGACCTAGTTGGCTTTTTCTTAGGCTTCTTGGTTGGCTTTTTCTTAGGCTTACTTTTCATCATAATGCACCTCCAAAATTGTTAGTGCATTATATCATATTATGCTAGTCCTTTAACATTCCGTTTTAATGCTCCTCGGTGTTTTTTCTTAGAACGTCCTAAATCCCCTGCTGCAAAGGCTTGTGCCATTTGTCTAAGCGCATCGGCTGCTTCACTGTGACCTTCGCTTTTATCTGGTATGTGTGACCAGCGTTGTTCACTATTTGACCATTTTCGCCTGTAAGATTTAAGGTGTTCTAGCCCTGCTGCACACTTTTCTTCATCAATCCAAATATAAGGAAACATATCACTGGTCTGCTGTATGCCCCAGAGTAACTCTTGAATTCTCGGCACAATGCGCCAGCTTGCACCAGGCATTAACTGTTTGAGCATATCCTTGGGGCTTTTGTTCTTTAGTTCGCCCTGCCGTTTGTGATCGGCATCGTGAGGCAGATACATATCTTCAAAAACTAGATCAAGGCTTTGCAGCCATTTAATTGCGTGACTGTATGGCTCATTCCATGCTTCGTAGAAATTTATGCACCTAAATTCAAGCCCGACCTTCTGTACAACGAATACTGCACAGCCGTCACTACTGCCTATGTCCCAAAAAGTCATGCAAGGGTGTGAGGCAACTACTGGCAGCTTACCAATACGACCATCTGATTGAGCCTCGTTAATTTCTCGTATCCAAAACGAACCTTCTGGGAACTCAAGAAAGTCGGATTCCCACACATGACCATAGGTATCGGGTCGCTGCTCTAAATCTTCTAAGCGTTGCTTGTTAAGCACTTCTGGGAACCAAGGATTATCCTGCCAGCCTATCTTGGTGATCTTGCAATCGGTTGGCTTGTTTTCACGAAAGCGAATGTTTGTGGCTGATGTTTTAGACTGCGGATTCCAGATAATCCAGCACTCGCTATTTTCTTCCCTTATAGAAGGCATTAACTTCATGTATGCCTCCTCACTGACCGTTTCAGCTTCGTCAATGAATGCCAACAGAATACGGGCTTTAGATTTAATACTGTCGATGTTGCGTGTTAATCCTGCAAATGAGTAACTAATACGCCCGTCTTTGCTGCGAATGTAATGGTCACCACAGTCATAGTAATCGTTTAAAAATGGTACGGCTTGAATGGCTGTTTTAATTTCTGCAAATGATGATTCACTGAGGCTGTTCATGTATTGACGCAAACAAAGTATCTGACCTGATCTTTTGCTCTTGCCAAATTTATAACCCCACACTGCTGTCATTAAAGCGAAAGCCCTCGATTTGGCTCCACCCCGTCCACCATACGCTGCGCGAATTCTTGCCTCCCCTTGGAATATTGGAACCAGTTTAGGTGGCAGTTCAATGTCTATTTCTGACATTTAAAGATCACCAAATTCTTTAGCAACCAGGTTAATTGTTGTTGGAGGCGTTAAGGAACCATCACTGCTAGTGGTGTCCATCTTATCTGTCTGCCCTAGCCAATTCTTACCTAGCCATACAAGCATGGTTGCATTGCCCTCCATAGCGGTTGAGTATTGGATACGCCTTAAACTCATACGCCCACCTGATTTCTTTTGTCCGATATACTCCGCAAAAAGAAGCCCATGATCACGCTTACAAGCTCTAGATAGGGTGTCATAATCAACGTCTAACACCCCTGCTATTTCTTCACCTGTGCATTGAATAGCGCACATTTTATCAACCTGTCCCCAATCAATAGGAATGGTTGAGCCTTTGGGCCTATGTGCTGGTTTCTTATCTGTCATGCTGCACCCTCAATTACGTTGCTTATTTCAATGTATGGTTTACCTGTACCTTCGTTAATAGCTTGCTTGCCTGTAAACTCCTGCCAGCGTTTAATGATTACGTCACAGTAAACCTCTGATAACTCCATTATTAGCGCGTTTCTGTTTGTTTTTTCACAAGCTATAAGAGTTGATCCACTACCACCAAATAAATCTAATACAGTATTTACGTTTTTAAAATAATCAAAAGACCATTCAGCAAGAGCAATCGGTTTTTGTGTGGGATGAACTCTTGGTATGTTTCTTTCGCTATCTTTATTAAAACCTTTCCATAAATGTCGGAATATTCTTATTGATGAAAACTCTGATTTAACCCAAGCCATTTCACAATCAGATTGAGTGTCCTTCATTTTATCTTCTACGCGCTTATCCCAAACAAACCAGTTATTTGATTGAGGCAATGAATGGCAATAATAGTTAGCACCCCACCATACTTGTCTAGGTATCTTTAAACCCTCGCACAAGTTATAAGCGTCTATTGCATACTGTGTAGAATCGTCTACAAAATCTGCAAAATTATGGTTTTTTGCTAAACCTGTTTTTCTTCCTGTTCTATCTCCCTTCTCATTTATGCCGTAAGGTGGATCAGTAAAAACCATATCAGCCTTGTGCCCATCCATTAGCGTATCAACGGCATCAATGCTTGTGCTGTCTCCACACATTAATCTGTGATTACCTAGTATCCACACATCACCCTCGACTGTTGTAGGCGTTTCTGGTGCTTCTGGTACGGCATCCTCATCGGTTAGACCCTCACTAGGCTCTTCTATTATTAAACTGGTTAGGAAATCATCATCAAAGCCTAGGAGCTCTATATCAAAATCAAGTTCACCTAACCTGTCTATTTCTAGTTTTAGCGTGTCTAAGTCCCACCCACTGTTTAATGCTAACTGGTTATCTGCGATCACATAGGCTTTACGCTGTGCTTCTGATAAATGACCAAGCCGTATACATGGAACTTCAACCAGGCCTAACTTTTTAGCTGCCATAAGCCGACCATGACCAGCTATAATTCCACCATCATCATCAATTAAAATAGGGTTAGTAAAACCAAACTCTTTGATGCTAGACGCCACTTGCATGACTTGTTCATCTGAGTGCGTCCGTGAGTTATTAACATAAGGAATTAAATCCCTTACTTTTAGCTGTTCTATCTGCATATAAATTCCTTTTAATGTTCCGTTATTTCATTTTCATCAATATCTATATCGCTGAATTCTTCTACCCACTCCATAGCAGCAGCCATTAGTTGATCGTCTGATTCATTGCGAGATCGCTCTGTATCCACTTCAATGACTGTCTTAACCAGCAATGCAATTATTAATGCACCTTCATTAATATCGTCTTGATAAATGGTTTTCATGCAGCCCCTTCAAGTTTTACTGTTAACTCTTTTACTTTGGCTTTGTACTTAGTTTTGATAGATAAAATATCGTCACGCCTGTATCGCTTTGGTTCTTGCGGCCCTTCCAATAGTTCAACTTGATCTATGCCAATCTTGTTAATCAGATTAATGCGGTAATCAATAGCATTACCTGAGAGGTGATTATTACAAGGCGCACACTGAGCATGGACGTTGTTCTCGTTGTAACGCAATTCTGCTGCTGCACCTACCGATCTGTAATGCCCTGCGTGTATCTGGCCTGTGTGGTGGCGTTGGCAGCTTATACAGGGCTTTCCTTTGTCTCTTAATCTGATGTACTTGTTAAATTCTGGCTGTGCTTCTTTGTGCAGTTCACCAAGGCTCTTTAAAGCCTGCTTACGGGCCTTTATGTCTTTCTTGATAATCTTGGCACTGTTAGCCTTTGCCATTGTTACAGCGCACTCTATGGAGCATACAGAGGCCGTTGACAGAAAAGGCTTGAATGTAATCTTGCAAGATTTGCATTTCTTTTGTCTCGCAGGCTTTAAACTCATGCAGCCTCTTTGTATTTAGAATAAGTCTGCAAAGCTGGTTCTGACCATGCCACATTGCGCTCACTTCCAAAGGCATAAATCACTTCAATTAAGTCAGAAAACTCCCCTTTGTCTAGCTTACTACTTCGCTTAGACAGACCAACAAAGCCGCCATCAATGCCCGGTACAGAACGCTGCTTATGTAGGCTAGACATAAACATAGCTTTCCAATCATCGGTGTCGAGATTATCGCCATACCAATCAACCTGTTTTTGCACATCGTTTAACATAGGCCAAAGCTTTCTATTCTGACTTAATGATCTAGCTTTACGCCTTAAAACCACCTCAACTGGGCCAATAAATAAACCTTTGTTAATCATTGCGCATATCTGAGAAATCATTCCCGATACATTTTTGTTATCAACACTAAAAATAACTTCGCTCATGCTATGGTTTCTTCTTCAAATAAATCACCCTGACACCCAAAGACTTCACAGCTTTCAGCGCAGCCACCATTATTGCCTCGCATCCTAGATAAAATATCGTCCCTGCCAAAGTCTGCAAACGAATCTTGTGCGCTTTTAAATGTGTTATTGCCACGATACATAATCAACGGGGCATCTACTCTAGTCTCAATAATCCGTATCGGTTGAGTGTTTAACATGTCCCAAAACTCAGCCGCTAATTCTGGTTCGTCTATTGCAGCAAGGGCTATTTTATTAACACCTTTCTTGATGCAAAATACGCAATTCCCTAGCCATTCATCTATTTCTAAATCAAACGGCTGAGTTTTCCAAAAACCTAAAATGTCTTGCTTATCCATCGGTGATATTTCTGCTAAAAATCTATAACCCTTTTTAGGCTTTAATCGCCTTGGCTCGTCAATCCTAATGCCAAGCCATGAGGTGTAATTGTGCCGACCAAAAGTTTCATCACAATACTTTTTATACGGGGCTGTTTTCATGCGATCAGTACACATAGGCCCATGAATAAATGGCGTGGAATAACACTTCATCATGTCCTTCCAAGGGCCATAATCATCACAAATATCATCAATGCTTATTTCTTTAAACTTTGCACCCACTCCTACTTCGGTAGTCATTACCGATCTAATACAAACTAAATCTATTTCAAAGTGTTTAACAACTTGTCTAATAAATTTGTATGTCTTGGGATGTTCTGCGCCAGTGTCCATAAACACATATTTGACGTTTTTAATTAGACCTTGTGACACCATTGCCTGTATTCTGTGTATTAAATACGCAGACGTTCGGCCTCCACTAAAACTAACTACGTTATATTTTTCTACTTGAGCGTTCATATTGCATCTGCCCATTTGCTCATTGGCAATTTGGCTAGGCGTAAACTCAAGCGCAAATCCCACGAACATTTATTTTCATTTAGTGGGCTAAACTTATACGCAGGGTTATCAATCAAAAGATATTCATCTAGCGGATATGTGTTTTTGTTACACTTCATAATCAATGTCACATGGTACAAAGGCATATCATATTTTTTGGCAATTTCAGCCGATAACATTCCAGCGTTTTTGCGTTTAACAACTTCTTTGCATTGCTCTAAAGTTAAACTCATGCGACTTTTAATAAACCACGCTTAACTCGGTGTGTGGTGTCATTACCAGCTTCAATAATGCTGTTTTTGTCTAGCAGTTCACGAACACGACCCGTTACTCTATTAATTTCCCAACCCAAACTTGCAGCAATGTCTTGGCGAGTGATTGGTTGGTTCTCACGAATAACTTTAAGCACTTCAATTCTTGCTTGACCAGTTACGGGAGCTATTGCAGCTATTGCTTCTAAACTATTGTCATGGATCATGCGACTTTCCTTTCCTTGTTATATTTTTTACGGGCTGTAGGGTTTAGCTGTGATTTAAAGATGTGACACAAGCCGCCACTTTCACCCCAATTAGCTTTAATTACTGACCCCTGATAATCATTAATCAAATCTTTATATGGGCTTTTTAACTTTGGCTTTGGTAAATAATTCTTCATGCAAATAACCCTCTCAATGCTGCTGCCTGTTCTTTTCCAAATTCAATATCTTCATCACTTAACTGCTTAGTAATTAGTAAAGGTGCTGACCTTGCCTGTATTGCCTGCTGGTTAGAAATCATGTTTTGTTCTTCACCACCTCTAGCCCTTCCCAAACACATGTTTCTAAAGTCTGTGGCTGTGGGAGGCCATGATTCTGTCCAATCTTTTAGCGCGTCAATGCCAGCCTTAAACTGCTTTCCGTTCAAGTCCTCAAGAAAAGAAGTCCAACTGCCATTATCAGAAAAGTCATGGCTGCTAGTCCACTTGTGACCAAATAGGTCAGTCATTACTTCCCATAGTCGGTCAATTAATCGCTCGTTCAGTTCTGTCGCGCTGTGCTTGTTTTGCTGCGTTGATTGCCCTGACCCTTGCAGGGGCCGAGTTATTAGCTGGCTTATTGTTTTGGCCTGCATTTTGACCTCCATTTAATTTATTGTTTTGTTTTCTAACCCAACCTCTAGCTGTTGCTTGCCAATCCTTAATTTCATGGTTGCCACGCTTCCAGCCATTGCTTTCGTAGTAATCAAAAAAGTTATCAGGTAAAAAATCATCAAATGTTATATTTTGGCTTTTACTAAAATTAGCCATGTACTGAGAAATATCACTAAGCAATGGTTTTATGAAATGCGCCTTTTCTTTTATAGGTTCATTGATAGGTTCAGAAGAGTGATAGGTTATGGGTGCAACCATTTCACTACCCCCTAGTGCAACTGTTTCACTACCTAGTGCAACCATTTCACTACCTAGTGCAGAATTTTCACTACCCGTTTCATCAGGCTTTGAGGCTTCTTTTAAGGTTAGATGGTATATATTTGAGCTATTAATCAACTCACCTCTTAACTTTCTGTGAGTGATTGTTAACAAGCCTTTTTCTTGAAGGTTTAAGATGTGGGTTATTACTGATCTGCGCGACATTTCACAAACATCAGCTAAATGTTGGTAGCTAGGAAAGCACCTACCAGAGTCGTCAGATATGTCAGCCAGCATCATTAGCACTAGCTTTCTGCCTGAGTTGCCAACCTTTATAGGCTTGGCTTTAGCCATAAGCGTGAAGCTCACTCTAGACCCTTCTCGCGTATTCTTGATGTTCCATATAGCACCTAAAATTTATTAAATTTATTCTATTTCTTGAATCTTAATTAAGTCTTGGAATACCCTAAGTTCATTGAATCGCTTTTCACGTTTTTCTATGAGGGTGGCCCGTATGTATGACGACACATCAAGACCTAATAATTCCGCATCTCTTTTTGCAAACGCGTACAGTTCATCATCAAATGAGGTTGATACTGGGTTGGTCAATTTATCTTTCATTAAATGTCCGTCCTTGACTGTTCAATTAGATTTATTTGATTCAATAAATAGTGCATTTGATGAAGTCTTGTTGCTGGAACAAAATCACCCCAATGACAGATTGCACTATGCGTAACTCCAATAGCCTCGCCTATTTTGGTTTTAGTCCCAAATGCGTCTATTAGATCAGTAATTGGTATTGCTGGTAGTTCTTTCATTTCTTAATGTTAGTCTACTCACATTATAAATGTCAACCTTCTATCTAAAATTAATAGAAAACTGTCAACCAAAATGACATCAAACTCACACATTTAGATTGTAAGATTACTTGCGACATTTAATATAAATTTTAAGGTTACAAAAAAATGAATTTAGGCGAGCGAGTAAAAAAATTGCGTAAAGATCAAGGTTGGTCACAACAAGATTTTGCTAATCGAACCTCAATATCAAGAGCAAGGGTTGCTCAACTAGAAACTGACCCCACCGCAGAAGTTAAAGCGGCTGGGTTAGTGTCCATAGCTAAAGCTTTTGGATGCACCATAGAGCAATTATTATCAAATAATGCGCTCGAATCGAGGGGGGGATTAAAGCTAAATCCGATCACTCGGAAAGCCCCCGTGGTAAGCTGGAATTCCCTACCAGCCTTAATAGAGGGAAAATTTATGTTAGAGAGTGAGCACTGGGTAGGATGCCCATACGACTTATCGGAAAATTCTTTTGCGCTTGAAGTGCAAGATGAAGTAATGACTGCCAGCAATGGCAGATCGTATCCGCTAGGTGTTTTAATTTTCGTTGACCCAGACAAAACGCCAGTAAGTGGAGATCGCATTGTGGCGATAGATACTGAAAATTTAAGTTCTTTTTTTCGGGAATACGTTATAACAGGTGGTGTTGAACATTTAAAACCTTTGAATGATCGCTATCCTATAAAAGAGTTTTCATCATCAACCAGGATTATAGGAACTGTAGTTGGTTCTTATCAATCAGAGAAATGAAATGCTAGTTTCAGAATTAAACAATAATAAAAATCGGGCGTTAGCGTGGATGCGTGAGTCTGTGTATAAATGGTGGCTGATTCACACCGATCACTCATCTAACACCAGACCCAAGAATGGCCCAATGGGTGTAATGTTTGAGTTTATGAAAACGAACTTTGGCAATAATTTAAACGAGCAGTGTCCTCAAGGCCCACCTAATAAATAATTTAATCATTATTAATGCCCTCTAAAATATCAGTAAAATTACCTAAAAATTCATTAAAAAACTAACATTTTAAATGTTTTTCCGAAAAAGCTGTACTTTTGATTGTGAGTTAGCTAACATAACCACAGACATAAAGCTGACTAAGGAAATTTAAGATGAACTCATTAACCAACCACTGTCATGTAACCGCCCAAATTAACGCACACACAGACGTTATTGAAGCACCTGACTACATTCTTGAAGATGCGTTCAACGAGCTAAAAGATGATCTTCTTTATGATAGCTATATCAAGATTGGAACGACCCATTATCATGTTGACGACCTTTTCCAGTATGGAGATGAGGACGAACAGATGCGTGTCATATATTTAGCTTTCCGCTTTCCCGATGAAGCACAACAACTTTCACAAGACGTTATTACTAAGTGCGCTGCTGTTTATTTTAAAGACCACCACCCAGAGCTAACTTTGCAATATCACGCAGAAAAACACTCGGAGTATTAACCATGACTAAAGAGACTTTAATAATTAACACAGTCGGATGCTTAATATGGGCTATATGTTCAGTGTGGTTCTGGGTAGGCATGAGCGCATGAGCGCAACAACTCAAGTGTGGTTGTTTGTCGCCATTTTAATAATAAGTGGAGTACAGATATGAACGATATTTATTTAGAGGCTTTAAGCGATTTTCACAAATTGTTTGAATACAACAATCCATATTGCCAAAACCTAAACGCTGAAAAGCATTTGGCTTACAAAGAAGCAGCATTAAAAATTGTTGATGAAATAAAAAGAGGTGACGTATGACTATTCAAAAAAAGCTGTCTGAAATTCAGCAAAATCTTAAAGCACCAAAAGGCCAGCGTAATAATTTTGGCAAATACAACTTTCGATCATGTGAAGATATATTAAAAGCTGTTAAGCCATTTCTAGGCGACTTGTCATTAACGCTAAGTGATGAACTTGTATTTAGTGGAATGTTAGAGGATGAAATTGTAGCGGCTGGCGTCACTGTTAAAACTCAGCGCGTATACATTAAGGCTACTGCAACACTTAGCAGCGGAACAGACACTATAACCGCCACAGCTTACGCTAGAGAAGCAAGCGTTAAGAAAGGCATGGATTCTAGCCAGCTAACGGGAAGCACTAGCTCCTATGCTCGTAAGTATTGTTTAGCAGGGCTTTTCTCCATAGATTCTGAGGCTGATTCAGACGTTACAAATAAGCACGATGAAGATAAAACTGTAGTGATTGATATGACAAACGATTCAGAAATAAGTCTTGAAGGTATGGCGAGTCAGCCAGCCAGCCCAGAACCAAATATGTCGAAAGAAGAGGCCAATATAGTCTACAACGATCTAGCTACAAAGCACTCTACGACTATTGAATGTGTAAAAGCTGGCATTGAGTCAGGAGAAATTACAGCAGCAGCAGAGGCTTGGTTTGAGCTTACAGAGGACGATCAAATGGGGTTGTGGAAAGCATATTCAAAAGGTGGAGTGTTCACAACAGAAGAACAAAAGTTAATTAGAACCACTGAATTTAAACAAGCCTACTTTGGCAAAGGAGAAGCAGCATGAGTAATTGGGATAATTCAAATAAAGGCGGTATTTGGAAAAACGACAAGCGTGAATCTGAGACACACCCCCACTTTAAGGGCAATGCAGAAGTAGGCGGTGTTGATTACTGGGTGTCTGGTTGGCTGCGTAACAAGGATGGGAACCCTAATGCGCCAGCTATGAAGTTTTCTTTTACACCTAAAGAGACGCAAGCACACCGCCAGCCACCGCAGCAGTCAACGCAAATGGCGCAGGCTAAAGAAGCGGTCATGGCTGGAATGGATAAAGGGCCACACGATGCTTTCGACGACGATATTCCATTTTAGGGGTCTGAGTAATGAATAATAAACTGCAAGTGCAAGTGCCTGTGCCTATAACAATGTTGTCTGACGCTGACATTGTTGCAGAAATAAACAGGCGAAACCTTTTAATTAAATGGGCGCGTAAAAGGAAAGTTAAAAAATGAATGATTTAATGAGCGAACAAGAGCTTGAACGAGTAACGGGATATAAAGCCCAAGCCAAGCAATGCAAAGTGTTAACTGAACATGGCATATTCTTTGTTAAAGACGCTAATGGTGCGCCTCACGTTACCTGGTATTCTTTTAACAATCCCACACATTTGCGGTTTAATGAAGCCTTGGCGCATAATGATGAACCAGACTTTAGCTCAATGGGTTTATAAATGGCTCCTAGAAAAAGAATTAACGGCCCAGATTGGCTACCAACCAGATGTTATTTAGGTAAGTCGGCATTTGAGTACAGACCCAAGGCTGGCGGCTGTGTGCGTCTGGGAAAGTTAACTGAGCCTAAAGAAATAATCCTAGCAAAGTATCAATCGGCTAGATTGCTGCATGAAGAACCAACAGGTGCGTTCGCTGAAGTTATCCGTGGGTACATGGCAAGCGTAAACCACAGAGACTTAATGCCAAGAACTAAAATAGATTATGCGCGATACGCTGAAAAGTTTATATCTGGTTTTGGTCAAATGAATCGTCACCGCATTAAGCCGCACCATATCAGACAATACATGGATAAGCGCAAAGAAGGTGGCGTAACTACTCAAGCCAATCGTGAAAGATCATTTTTAAGCACAGTTTTTGCATGGGCCTATGAAAACGGCAAAGTTCAAATAAACCCAGCTATAGGTGTTAAAGACTTTAAAGAGCCTGCCCGTGATCGCTATATTGAGGATTGGGAATACTTCCTTTGGTTGGCAGAGGCTTATATTAAGTGGCCTTTATTGGCTGCGGCAATGGAAATAAGCTATTGCTGTGCAGCTAGACAAGGTGATGTATGGAGTCTAAAGCGCAGCCAATTAAGAAAAGAAGGTATTTTTATTCGACAGGGTAAAACAGGCAAGAAGCAAATCAAAGAATGGAACCCACGATTAAGGGCTGCGGTTGACCTGGCTTTGTCAGTACAAGAAGTAACTAATTTTGAATTAGTGTTTTGTAACAAGAAAGGGCATCGTCCAGCACAAGACACATTACAAGTATGGGCATTAAAAGCCAGAAAAGAAGCAAAGCTTAAATATGATGGTGAATTAAGTATAGATTTTACTTTTCACGATATTAAAGCAAAAGCCATTTCTGACTACGAGGGAAACAAGCAAGAATTTTCTGGTCACAAAACTCAGGCGCAAGTGGCAATCTATGATCGAAAAGTAAAGGTCACTCCTACTCTAAAATAGGCCCAAACTGGATGGATGAACACCACTGTATATTCGGAAAAATATTCGGAAGTGTTCGGAAGTTAGTAAGGGCTATCGCTGAAAGGTATACATAGTGGGGTGGACGATGGGGCTCGAACCCACGACCACCGGAATCACAATCTGAGGGTTTAATCTATTAAAACAAAGACTTAACCCTCTATTTCCGAACAATTTACGATTTTTACAACCCTAAACCGCCTGGTTTCTTTCAAACTTCAACACTGTATATTCGGAAAGTGTTTTGTTGAAAAACGACACTATAAAGTAAACCCCGTTCTGTTGCTATAAATAATTAATTTAATTTAGGGTGGCCTTAACTCAGATAATTTGTCTGACTTAGAACCACCCATGATTAATTTTAAATACCCGTCTGCGCACATACGGGTACTTCTGCGCGCAAAAAGTGTACATGCCCGCATAACCATATTTTAAATATAATTTCAGTCCAAACAATTAAGCCATTAAACTGGATGAAAGTCGGACACTTCTTAAACTGTTCGGACAGTTCTATTGCAGACCCACCTTTTTTGATTTGGGTGAATTGACATT